CCGTAGCGGGAAGCTGAACAGTAACACTACCAACTGAACCAAGTGCTTGTGCACCTAGCGTTTTAGGTAAAAACACCGTGACAGTTCCAACTGACCCCGTCGCAACAAGATCATTCTCTTCAATTATTCCTGGTATTGTTTTGAAACCTACAGGATTAAATCCATATTGATAACTCCTAGAGTCTGAATCTGCAAATTGTGTTAAATCTGGTCGTGGGTTTCGTATAGCCTGCGGGTCGTTTATAGGAAACATCCCTAGTTGAAGTTGTGGCTGGTCCTGTTCAAAACATTCTGGACATACTAATATGTTAACATTTTTTGTTTTAATTGTAAGAGATTTTAATTCTTTTAATTTATATCTAAAACCACACCTATCGCACTCAGCGATAGCTCTTTTACCTCTAGCAAAAGGAGAGCCCATTAGTACAAAAACTCCCTTGGTGCTAAACGCAATGGCGCTTTCTCTCTATCTTCACTAGAAGCTATTATCCATTGCTCTTCATAATCTTGTTTTAGCATTGCCATTCTTTCAGCCGCTTCTGGTATTTTTAAAGATAAATAGTAAGCTAATCCAGAAACTAAACAAGGCAACATCCTAAAAGGTATATCCTGTGTATTTACCCCATCTCCTGCATCTTGTATTCTTCTCATCCTAAAATAAACAAAAGTGTATGTGTTACTCTGATCTGGCACAGGCCATACTTTTATCTGAGGGTTTTGCACTACACTTGATGAATTAGTTGCTCCTGTTTTTCTATCTATAAATACTTGTATCGGTCTCCCAGTATTGTTTTTATTAGGTATGGTCGCATAAGTTGAAACACTAATTCTACTTATAGTTAAATCTTGTTGGCTATTCCCAGACCCAGTTCGTATTTGATGCTCTAAAAGATCTATTGTATCAACAGGTAAATCATAGGTAGACGTACCAGATACTAAAGGTATAGAACCCTCTTCTATAGTCCACAAATTAATTCCTCTATTAGCCCAGTCAATGGTTAAAAGATTTAAAGAACGTCTTGCTGATTTTAAATCATATCCAGTACGAAGCTCTGCACCACAACGACTGAACGCTTCCTCTGCTATATCATTTAAATTTAAATTAAAACTTGTAGAATCTGTAGTAGCCATTTATTTTTTTGCTTTCACACTATTTATATATTTTCTATAAACTCCAGCGGCATCTTTTTTACCCATAACTCTTGCTCTTTGTTCCATCGCTATAGCTGCTTGTATTTTATGAGCTTTTGACCTACCACTACCTTTAATCTTAGTAACACTTTTTGTTGCATCTGCTTTTGTTGCAAATTTTAACCCTTTTATCGTACCTTTAGGGTTCTCATCCGTATATAAATCTGAATGTTTTTTAGACCTTGCAGGTTGTCCTTTCTTTCTAGGTATTCTTGGATTTACTTTTTGCACGTTTCTTTTTCACTATAGTCTTAACATTAGTTGGCTTACCCCCCGGATTACCTGCAGCTCTTTTTCTTTGAACAGCAGACTTACGTTGTGCTGCAGTCATAGACTTAGCTTTTGCCCTTGGCACACACTTGGGATAAGCACGTTTACTATCTCCTTTAGCAGACTTACGTCCACAGGCTTGATATTTACCTTTCTTTTTAGGAGCACCAATATCAACCCAGTCCCCCTTCTTTCCTTTACCAAACCACTCTTTAAGAGACATTAAGCATAACCTCCACCTCTTTTCTTATACTCACGAACTAAATGAGCATTTGCGTATGCTGAAGGATAAACTTTAAACTTACGTTTTGTTTCTGCTTTTACACGGGCATATAAAGCAGGGTTTGTTGGCTTAGAGCCTGCTTTTTTCTTAGTTTTCTTAGGTTCCTTTTTAACAGCCATTACACTTTCTTTCCTCTTGTCTTACCTCTTTTAGCAATACCATCAGCTCTGGTTACTTTTGTACCACCACTAACGCCGCCTTTTGTACCACCTTTAGTTGCAACTTTACCACCAATTTTATAGCCCTTTGCCATCATGCCGCCACCTGCCATTTTGACAGAACCACCTTTAGCCATTTTAACAGAACCGCCTTTTGCTTTCATTACTGCGCCGCCTTTAGCCATCCCTTTAGCCATCATGCCACCGCCACGCATCTTAACGGGACCACCTTTTGCTTTCATTACTGCTCCTCCTTTGGATTTTAATTCAACACCCCTACCTTGTAAAACATCAGCTTGGGTTACTTCACCATCTCCTGTTAAATCAGTTAGCTTCTTTTTCATCACCATCCTCCGCATACAAATTATCAAACGTTACTGTTGGATCCATATATGAATCATCTTGTTCTGCACAATGTGTATGTTGGCTAGGCCTAAAATCAGGTGCTCCTTCGCCAGTAACCCATAATGCAGGGCTTGTAACTCTTACTCTATTATTAGGAAGAGCTACCATGTTACCTTTCCATTGTCCGTCTGTTAACACCATGACATGACTCTGTTTGTGTTGTGCTGGACAGTCTGCGATTTCGCTTTCGGTGAAGTCCACAGTGAAGAGATATCTCGCTGTGTGAAACTCTCCTGCGATTTTTGCAAGCCACGGGCTTGGTTTGCATCTGTTGAGCGATACGATTGAATGGTTGTGTGAGGGACAGTCCCACGGTTGTGCGAGGTGGGTTTCCATTCTCTCCGGCCACTCATCCATTGGGATGTCTCCACAAAGTGCTGTGAGCGGCATCCTTGCCCACATTGCCCCACCATGTGGGTTACTCTCGCCTTCTTCCTCTTCACATCCTGTAAATATGATTTGGAAGCTGAGACATCGGTCTGGCATCGTTGTAACAGCCACCGCCAATCCGTGAACAAACTCCCCGTGATATTTTTGATGTCCATGTGTAAATTCCTTCCTAATCCAAACCTTTGTATATGGAATGTTACTAATTAAATACGCCACCCTACACCTCCTTTGTTTAAACTATACGTCCTTTAGTTTTACCTCTCTTTGCTATACCGTCAACATTTTTCTTAACAAGGCCACCTTTACTAAAATTTTTCTTACCGGGCAACCCGCCTTCTACTATATTCTTTGTGCTTAACCCACCGCCACGACCCATAGTGGGTCTAAACTTTTTCTTTTCTTTTTTCTTTTCTTTTTTCTCTTCTTTTGCGACCTGATCCCCAGTATTTTGTATAACTACTTTACCTAATTCTTTAGGAAAATCAGGAGGCTTGTTAGTCATTACACAAACCTTCCTTTAGTTTTACCCTTTTTAGCTATACCATCACCTCTAAATTTTCTGGTTGTCTTTTTCTTAGCTTTTACTTTACCGCCCTTTTTAAGGCCTAAAGCCTCTAGTTCTCTTTTTCTCACACCTGCGTCTGCTTCTTTTCTTTGCTTTTGTTGGTAACGTCTGTCAGCCATTCTTTCGTCTCTTAAAGCTTGCGCCTCATCTATTTGCTTAGACATTTCTCTCATGTTTAATCTTCTTCTCTGCTTGCTTTCTATGCTTTTAGGAGATTGTCCTATAGCCGCACCAAGTTTGCTGTCCATTTTGTTTATAAAATCATCAAACTTTTCATAAGCTGTTTCTCCTGTAGAGTAAAGTTCGTCTTTAGAGATATTTTTGACTTTTGCTCTACGAGCATCTCTACGTTTTTCTGCCGCAGTTCTTTTATCAACCTGTGGTCTTGCATACGCCTCTATTCTCTCTAAACCTGCTTCACCAGATTGTGTGCCTTTTTTACCCTTTATTTTTTTAGCCATTACACAAACCTCCCTTTAGTTTTACCTTTTCTAGCGATACCATCACCTCTAAATTTTCTGGTTGTCTTTTTCTTAGCTTTTACCGGCCCTCCGGCTTTCATATTATTTCCCTTATTTTTTTTAACACGCCCACTAGGGCTACCCGCTAACCCTGCAGATTGCCCACCTTTAACATCTTTTGCAAGAATGTTTTTACCAATGTCTATTGTTTGGTTTCGCTCACGACCAGAAGTTTTTCTTACAGGTTTTTTACCTGCTGCTTCACCACTAGGGCTACCCGCTAACCCTGCAGATTGCCCACCTTTAACATCTTTTCCAAGAATGTTTTTACCAATGTCTGTTGTTTGGTTTCGCTCACGACCAGAAGCTTTCGTTACAGGTTTTGGGTCCTCTTTACGTTTTAACGCTCTGACTCTTTTAACGTAACCTTTATCTTCGTCATATTTAAACGTGTTCATAAAGTCACGTAGGTTGTCGAAACCTGAATCTTTTAACATCTTTTTAGTTACTATCTTAGAAGCTTTTTTTGGTTTTAAACCTTTGCTTTCCCGAAAACTCCTAGTTCCAAACAGTTTATATTCTTTAGGTTCCATTTTTATTTACTCCAAAATATTTGTTGGATCATTATAATAAAAGCAGTTACAGCACTACCTGCACCTGCTGCCCACATCAATGTTTTCCAACCACCCCTAGCCTCCGATAACACTTTATGTATTTCAGATATAGATTTTTTTATTTCTTCTATATCTTTTTTCATTCCATCCATGTCCTCTTGCATATGTTTTATCTCATTGCCTTGAACGGCAACTTCACTTTCAATTTTAGGAGGACGAGAACTTTTTCTCTTAGCAGATGTTTTTAACATTTCCACCTCTTTCTAGCTTGTCGTAAACGACTATTTGGGTTTTTAGCTGCTTTAGGAAATTGTTTCATTTGCCCTGCTGATCTAGCACAAAAAGATTTACGTCTTTTTGCATCTTTAGAGCCTTTTTTAACTTTGCCTGTAACAGCCGTTTTTAATTTTGATCCGGGATTGGCTCTACGGTATGCTGCAACACCTTTTTTAGTCATACCTGCACCCTGTTTAGTCGGGAGAAAATTACCCGACTTAACAGAAGTTTTTATGCCCATACCCTTAGATTTAGGTTTTTTAACGGCCACGGTTTAGACCTCGCCGCCACCTACATAAAATACAGTAACGCTGGTGATGTCCGCAGTATTGCCATTAGTCATATAAATACCCTTATCAAACAATATACCATTGTCAGGAATAAATACATCTTCAGTACCAATAGCACTTGAAGTAGATAACGTCAATCTATTAGTCGCTGATGCAGTTACATCAGTCCCATCAGTTGACATGTCTAAAAAAGATAAAGTAATTCCAGCACTTAATCCTCCGTGAACATACTGCACACCTTGCAAACGTGACCTACCGTTAATTTTATGTCCTGAGTCTTTAGTTGTAAAAGCTTTTACATCAGATGAGAAACTCATAATTCACCTCTAAATACTAAGATTAATATTTTGTAAATACTTAACAGTTACGTCACCAATTCCTTTGAGTGTAGCAGTTGCAGAAACTGGGGAATAAGTTGCAAAAATTTCTAAATCTGCTGTACCAATATTAATAGAGGCTGTTCCCATAGCTGAAGAAGATGTAACCCCAACCGCTTTAACACTTGTTGAATCTAATAAAGTAGCATCTCCTGTTGAAAAACCAACAGATAAAGTAGCTGCAGCAGAAGAATCACTCGCTTGAACGACATTTAAAATAACTTCAGAAATTTTTGAATTAGCAGGGATTACACCGACAGATGTGGTGGCAGAAACTCCTGCAATGTCTACAACGGAAGATTGGGCCATTAAAACAAAACCTGTGTTAGCCACGTTTGTTCCAACGCCTGAACCTGTTGTATCTCTAATAGTGCCCGCTTTTATAGGGCCAGAAAAGGTAGTAGTACCCATTTAAATCTCCTTTGTGTATTAGCACATAATTTACGCTTTCTCTAATACGTCTGCTAGGTCAGTAAGCGTAAAAATCACCCTAGAAAAATAAAGGGGGGCGTAAGCCCCCTTTCATTATGAAGCTCCGGGAGACCCGAACATTCCTAAAGGATCAGAAACGCCAAATGAATAACGTTCACGAGCCTTGTATCTAACATTACCTGTGTCAAAATCACCGTCCATTGATGTTGCCATCGGTGTACGGACAAAATGCTTAAGACCATTAGGTACGTCAGTTGTTAAGAACCAAGCGTTTGTATCTGTTAGATAATGATTAACACTATAACCTTCTGGAATAGTTCCATTAGTATTAATAGCGTTGATATCATTATCAGCAGTGCCAGTTCGTTGCTCAGACTCAAGAATACGAGTAGCCACAAACATTAACGCTGGTGGAATAATTAACTTACGTGGTTTAGCTGCAATTAACAAACCTCGCTCGTCTGTCCAAGCTGCAATCTGGATTGTCGCATCTTCAAGAGATGTTTCATTCAAATCAGCACCTGTTGTAGGACGATTGCTGTTTGTTCCTCCGCCTACTAGTGGGTGATCTGTAGCAAAAAGTACTTTACCATCACCGTAAGTAGGATTGCCTGTTCCAGTAAATCCTTTGTTAAGAACAGTAGCTCCCTTAACTTGTTTTGTATACGCCATTGCACGAGCTAAAGCTTTTGTATAACGACCGCCAAGGCTATCATAAAGATTATCTTCAGATGCCTCTTCTGTTATCGCAAAACCCATAGCCACAGTTTCATGTGTATAACGAGCTGTGAAAGCTTCTTGAGCGTTATCATAAGTAACAGCGGAGCCTTCAGATTTTACTGGGGCTGCACCAAAACCAGATAACTTTGTTTCTTCTTCAAAAGAACGCTCAGAAGTTTCGGATTCATAAATCTCCTTATGCTCTTCACCATATTTAGCGTACTCTAATCCAAATAAAGCGTTTAAGCCGGGAAGGAGTTCTTTTAATAATTGTGAACGTGAAATCGCCATTTAAAATTCTCCTTAAATACCTAAGTTGTTTTCAGATGAAAGTACACTGAAGTTAAATTTAACAATAAATTCAGGGAAGTTATCATTCTCGGTGCCTGCAACAACCTCAACAATTCTCATTGCTAAAGTTTCTGTTGCGACAATTGAACCGCCGTTACTACCGACAACAAGGTTTATACCTGAAAGTCCAGTAGAGGTGCTTTGAGCCTCATAGTTACCTAATGCTGCATTTTTACC